TCATCCTTATTTTGAGTTAAGAATATATTTACTATTAATTCAACTAACAATATTTATAGATAGAAGAAAATGAAAGAAGTAGAATTACAAAATAGTATAGTTACTTATTTAGAATATACAGGAATGTTATTTACTTGTACGCTTGGGGGAGTGTTTTTAGGTAAGTCTAATTGGAAGCAAAAAAGAATGTTATCTAAACACTACTCAAAAGGAGTTCCTGACATACTTATTTTTGAGCCATCTAACAACGATAAATATAATGGCTTAATGATTGAGCTGAAAGTAAAGGGAAACTACCCCACAAAAGAACAAAAAGAATGGATAGCCAAATTAAATGCAAGAAACTACAAGGCAATAGTCTGTAGGTCATTAGATGAATTTATAGAAATAATAAACGCTTATAAAAATGAAACCATTTAGATTTTATAAAAACATAAGAAAACCAAGCCACACTATATTTACTCATTGTTTTATATTTTTTGTAAATAATGGGGTTAATGAAGAAACCTTTATTTTAAGGGATTTAGAAACAGACTTTGAGGGAGTGGATTATGATAAGTATATATACAAAAAAGAAAAAGAATTATATTCTAAATATGATACCAATGTAAAAATTGAGGGCAGTAGGCTTGGATTGTGGGAGTATGAACAATTATTAGAACTTGGAATACCGAAATTGTGCTTAAACTAAACGCTTATATAAACAAAAAATATACCAAACTATTGGAAATTAGCAGGAAATTAACTTCAGAGAAATATCCTGATTATGAAGATTTGTTACACGAGGTTATTTTAGAACTTTATAAGAAAGATGAAGCATTTATAAATGGTTTAATATTTAGACAAGAGTTTTTGTATTATATAGTGAGGGTAATGATTAATCAATATCATTCATCAACCTCTCCTTTTTATACTAAATACAAAAGACATTATACTATGAGGAAACAATATAAAGAATATTATATATTAAATAAAGGGTATAGTAATAATGATGGGGATAGTTGGCAGGAATTAAAAGAAATGGAAAGAAAGTTAAATTGGATAGATAAAAAGTGCAAGGATTTAAATTGGTTTGATGTACAAATATTTAAAATATACTATCTAAATAGCTTTAGTTTGACCACTATGCAGATGGCTACAAAGATTAATAGAAACACTTTAGGAAAATCAATAAGAATAGTAAAAAAGTATTTAAAAAATGAACGAGAAAAATGATATAAAGAAATATGCTTTAATGGGAATACTTGTAGCCTTTAAAGAAAATGATATAACATTAAATGAAGTAATAAAATTTATAGAAGATGAGTACAAAAAAGAGTAAAGGTCTGGGCGATACTATCGCTAAAATCACAAAGGCTACAGGAATAGATAAAGTAGCCAAGAAAGTATTGGGAGATGATTGTGGATGTGAAGAGCGAAGGAAAAAACTAAACCAAATGTTCCCAAACTTTAGGAATATAAGACAATTCACAGAAGATGAGATGAAGATATATGATGAAGTAGTACCTGCTGTAGATAAAAAAGGTATGCTTACACCTGCTGAAAGGGGAATAGTATCAGCTTTATATAAAGGGGTATTTGGTGTAGACCCTCAATGGAAGAGCTGTAGCCCTTGTAATAAACAAATAATGAATAATCTAAAAAAAGTATATGAAAAAAGTTGTAGAATATAAAACTAACTTATCAAAAAAAGAATTAAAAGACTTGATGAAAGAAGTAATATTAGAAAAATATAAAGAAGATTATAGTAAAATGATAGCTATAGCTCAAATGTATGAAGAAGAATTAGAAAATGATAATAAAGAATGAAAAAGAAAGTATGGAGGTTTACTCCTAACAAAAAGAAGCATCACGGCAGACACAAGAAAAGCAAAACCTCTTTTAACAAGAGTAGCAAAAACTATGTGAAGAAATACAAAGGGCAAGGAAGATGAGAAACCATACTAAAGTATATATGACATTCTTTTGGTTAGATGAAAGCGATTATATTTCGTGTGAAATGTGTGGTAGTCAAGGACAGGATATACACCATATACAGCCAAGAGGGATGGGTGGAAGCAGGTGTATGGACTATATAGAAAATTTAATTTGCCTTTGTAGAGATTGCCATAATAGGGCAGAGAGTGATAAGCAATTTAACACATACTGCCGTATACAACATTTAGAAAACATTAAAAAATACTTATATGAAAACTACATTGATAAAAATAGACAATCTTAAACCAAATCCTGACAACCCCAGAACGATTAACAAAGTAAATTATAATAAACTTAAAAAGTCTATTAAAGATTTTCCAAAAATGTTAGAATTAAGACCAATAGTAATAGATGAAAACAATGTAGTGCTTGGTGGAAATATGAGGCTACAAGTATTAAAGGATTTAGGTATTAAAGAAGTTCATTGTATTCAGGAAAAATATTTAAGTGAAAATCAAAAACAGCAATTTATAATAAAAGACAACGTGGGTTATGGGGAATGGAATTTTGAAATATTAGCTAATGAATGGGAATTGGAGGATTTGGATAATTGGGGGGTAAATGTTCCAACTATAAAAAACACAGAACTATTATCTGAATTAAAATACGACCCTTTGTATTACAACCCAAAAGAAATACCAGAAATAGAATTAGAAGATTGTGTTGATTTAGAAAAGTTTAATAAAAAAATTAATGCTTTAGATGAATACAATTTATCGGATGAACAAAAAAGGATATTAAAATTATTTGCATATAGATTCATAAAAATAGATTTTGAAAATGTGGCAAATTATTATTTTTTTAATGCTAGTGATGAAGAAAAAAAAGCAATAGAAAGACTTAGGCTAGTATTAACAGATAATGGTTTAAATGGTTTTGTTGAAGATGACTTATTGAAAATATTAAGTTTCACCGAAGATGGTTTTGAATTATGATAGATATATTTATACCAAGTTATCATAGAGCTAACAATGTAAAAACAGCTAAATACTTTATTAAAAAAGGGTATAATGCCAAAAATATACATATTGTTATTGATGATGCAACAGATGATATTGGTGATTATGAAAAAACTTCTAAAAATTTAGGTTGCAATTTACATATATATAATATGGATGAATCTATAAAAAGATATGACTATGTTCATAGAGTTAGTCAATTAAGAAGGTCAGCAGGACAAGGAAGAAATATGTTTTTTGATATTGCTAAAAAGTTAGATATTGATTTTTATATTGTAATAGATGATGATACAAGACAATATGAAATAAAGCCCTATGCTATATATACAAGGGGAGCTATATTAGAAGATTTTGAATTAGTGTTTAATGGTGTTAAAGAGTTTATGGTAAAAAGGAAAGTAGGCGTATTTGGATTATCTCAAACAGGGGATATGTTTCAAGTACCTGATACTAAAATGTTTAGAAAAAAGGTTATGAATACCACCTTTTACAATACTCGTTATATTTATAGGGGAGAAAAATCTGCTTTGGATAGCGATACAAGTTTATTTGTTGGATTAATGAATGAGGGTTATTTTACGGGCAGTTTAGCAACAGGACTGGCTTTAAACCCAACATCCTCAGCAACTCAAAAAGGGGGATTAACACCGACCTATAACGAAAATAGGCTATTGTCAAAGTCTTTAGTTATACCATTACAATTTCCAAGTTTAGCACACGCTGAAAAACAAAAAAAGAATGGTGGAAGATTGCATCATAAAATTAAATACAAACATTTATTCCCTTGTATTATAAAAGGAAAAAGAAACAATATAGCTTGGGATACGTACCCTGAGGATGCAGTATTTACCAATGAACCTAAAAGAAAAAATATAAATTAAATTTAATAAAATGAGCAAAAAAGAACACATAAAGAAAAAAATGTTAATAGAGAGTTTAGAGAAGTCGTTAGGAATAATATCTACAGCTTGTAGCAATGCAGGGATAAGTAGGTCAAGTTTCTATAAATGGTATAAAGAGGATGAGGATTTTAAAAACAAAGTAGATGAAATTGATAATGTAAAATTAGACTTCGTTGAAAGCCAATTATTTAAGAACATACAAAACCAAAAGGAAAGGAGTATTATATTTTACTTACAGCACAAAGGTCATAAAAGAGGTTATATACATAGACAAGACATAAACCTTACTTCTAATGAAGAGAAAATAAATAAGATAGAAATTGAAATCGTTAAATCTAAAGGGAACAATAGTTCTTCAGAAGAATCTTAATGCGACCACCAGAATAGTAGTAAATCAAGGTGGAACAAGAAGCAGTAAGACTTATTCTTTGGCACAGCTAATAATCCTGAAAGCCTTACAGGAACAAGGTAAGGTATATACAATATGTAGGAAAACACTACCTGCCTTAAAAGGAACAGCATATAGAGATTTTTTTAGCATATTAGAGCATCACAACTTATACAACCCTAATAATCATAATAAGTCAGAGCTTACTTACAAGCTAAACAATAATGAAATAGAGTTCATTAGTGTGGATATGCCCCAGAAAATCAGAGGTCGTAAAAGACATATACTATGGCTTAATGAGGCAAATGAGTTTAGTTTTGAGGATTGGGTGCAGTTAAGTTTAAGAACTACAGAAAACATCTATTTAGATTTTAACCCTTCAGACCCTTATTCTTGGATATATGATAATGTAATGAATAGAGAAGATTGTACATTCATTAAATCTACTTATTTAGACAACCCTTTTTTGCCTGAAGAAACAATTAAGGAGATTGAAAGACTTAAACAATTAGATAGTAACTATTGGAAGATATATGGATTAGGGGATATGGCTCAACCTACTGAAACTATATTCAGGCAATTTGAGATAGCTAATAGCGTACCTACTGAAGCAGCCCTAATAGCTATTGGAATGGACTTTGGATATTCTAACGACCCTACAGCAATAGCAGAGGTGTTTAAATTAAATGATGATTTGTATATTAATGAGCTAATATATAGCAAGGGATTAACAAACCAAGATATAGCAGAAAAATTAAGGGAGTTAAACATCACAAGACAAACAGAAATAATAGCCGATTCAGCAGAGCCTAAATCAATAGAAGAACTGCACAGACAAAACTTTAATATTAAGGGTGCTAAAAAAGGCTCTGATTCTATTAATATGGGAATAGATGTTTTAAGGCGTTTTAAGCTACATATAACAAAGAATAGTATAAATACACTAAACGAGTTTAAATACTATAAATGGCTTACTGACAAGAACGGACACATAGTAAATAAACCTGCTACTAACCAACAAGACCATATTATTGATGCTGTTAGATATGTTGCTCTAAATAAGCTAATGACTAATCATAGTGGCAAATACTATATTTTATAAACGATTATTAACAAATTATATATACTATTAAAATGGAAAGAAAAAAAAGGAGAGTAGCAATACCAAGCGATTGGAGTGGAATCACGATACGGATGTATCAGGAGTTCCAAGAAGCTAAAAAAAAGAAATTAAATGAAGAGGAGTTTAATTTAGAGGTATTGAGTGTTATTTGTGGATTGGAGAAAGAAATGATAGAGCAATTAGAAGTTAAGAGTTTAAATGAGATAGTTAAAACACTTAATTTTTTAGAAACAGAAATCCCTGATAATAAAGAGCTTGTAAAAAAGGTGGATTGGAATGGGAAAAAATATGGCTTTATTCCTAATATTAGTGAAATAACAGCAGGAGAGTATATTGACATAGAGCAATATTGTAAGGAAGCAGAGAAGAACATACACAAGATAATGAGCATACTATATAGACCAATAGTAAAAGAAACTAAAACAAGATATAGTATAGAGGCTTATGAACCAAGCGAAGAAATAGAAGAGGAGTTTTTAGACTTCCCAATACTTCCATCAGTTTCAGCTCTGAGTTTTTTTTTTCGTTTAGGGAAACTACTACCAAACGCTTTGGTCAAATATTTGAAAAGCGAGAGGATGAAGAGGAGGAAAACAGCCTGACAGGAAAATGGGGGTGGTATAATTTGATATTTTCATTAGCAAATGATAATATTTTAAACATTAAAAAGATAACGGAATTGGAGTTATATTTAGTATTAACCTATTTATGCTACCAACAAGACAAAAGTAATACACAGAAAAATAACTATGGTAACATTCAAAAACATAATAGATGATTTTAGCAATATAGCTACTAATCATTATTTAATAAACTCTTTTCATTCAGGCTTTTTAGATGAGGTTGATGTAAACAAACTTGACCAATCAGACTTTCCGATACTTTATTGTGAGCCTGGAACAGCTACTATTGATATGGGTGTTCTAACCTACTCATTTACCATCTTTGTTTTAGATATGCTTAAAGAAGATTTAAGTAATAGAAATATAGTATGGACAAACACACTACAAACAACACAAGATATAATAGCAGAATTTAGGCAAAATTTATCTGTACAAACTTCAGGAGCAGATATTAATAAAAAGTTTAGTTATGTTCCTGATGAGGCAGTATTAGAATTACCAATAAGCACAGAGCCTTTTACTGCACGATTTGCTAATATTCTAACAGGATGGAGTGCAGGGATGTCTATACAAGTAAATAATGCTAATAACCTTTGTGATGCTCCCATAGAGCCATCTGATAATAACCCTAACACATAATGGCAGTAGTATTTAGATTAAGAGGGCCAGATGGAAAATACATTAAAGGCGATACAGGGAATATAAGCTCTGCTATGACTAAATTTGCATCTAATGTAATTAAGGGTGGTAGAGCAATTCTAAATAAGCCAGGACTTTCAGGCTCTAACAAAAGAACTCGGTCAGATACATTATTTAGCAATTATTATTATACAAAGAAAAGCACTAATAGTACAATTACTTTAGGCTTTGAGTTTGGTGGTGCAGAAGATTATTGGATGTTTGTAGACCAGGGCGTTAGAGGTGTTGGATATGGAGATGAAAGTGAGGCCGCAAAAGATAGAAGAAAAGATAAAGGGATAACAAAGCGAGGAGCAACAGGAATAGCAAGGGGTGCGAATAGTCCTTTTAGTTTTAAATACGCAAAACCATCATTAAGTATGGTTGAATCAATAAAAAGATGGATAGGAAATAAGCCTGTTAGCTTAACAGAAAGCTCTATAGATAGTGCATCTTGGGCGATAGGATATGGCATAAAAAGGCGTGGATTAGAAAGAACATTGTTTTATACAAAGCCTGTTACAAAAGCTCTTAAAACGCTTCCTGATGAGCTTTTAGAGGCATTTAAATTAGACTTCAGTAAGTTAGTGGATAAATTACCTGGTAATATAACAATACAAACAAAAGAATAAAATGGCATACTCAATAGAACAACAACCAAACCAAATAACAGCATCTAATGCACCTATGGTGTATGTAGTAAAGGAAAGTGATGGAGCAATAACAGGTGCATCTAAATTTAGATATATAATACAAGTACAAATAAGTACATCAGACCCAAGTGATGCGAGTACATTTTCAACAATAGCAAAAATAAAGCTATTTAAAAATTCAGCATCTGTAGCTATTGCAGATATATCTAAAATAATAAATAGTTATATAGAAACACAAGAGGCAAGTGTTATAGAAAATCCATCAGGAACATTCACAACTCAAACAGGTGCTAATAGTTCTATACACGCAGTTGGAGTAAAAGATACAGCAAGACCATTCTCATCAAATCAAAGCCAAATAATAGGGGTTAGAATTTCAGCAGGATATGAAAAGGCAACAAGTCAAACTACATCTCCTGTAGAAACTTTAGACCCAACAGGAACATATTTATCTAATGTTTCTTATGTTATAAATGCAACAACACCATTTGCAGCTAATGGAACTCAAGAAGGGGGATTAGATGTAGCTACTTCACAAAGAACCTTATATGCTTTTCTTCCAAGAACAAGTGCAAAAAAGTTTTTGACAAATGCACCTACAATACAATTTGTTAGGGGTGGAGATGCTTCAGCAGATAATGAGGATGAGCTAACATTGGCATTTTTAAACAAGGGATTAATTACATCTGATATAGATTCTATAGTTAGGGTGTATGTGTCTTACCATCAAGCAGATGGAACAACTATAGGAACGCATTGGTTTGTAAATGAAATAGCAGGGGGTGGTATAGCAACTGCTGATGATGTTAAAAATAGCTTACTATATATTGGTTGTGGAACTAAAAACCTACAAACCCAAGCTGATGACACAGATGCAAGACCAAGTGCAAATGCAGGATGGGTGTATTATAGGGTGTGGGGTGCAGCAGTAGATGGAACTCAAGAAACACAATATTATTATTTTTATAAATATGGTGGTGGAACAAATGTAGATGATAGACACCAAAGCTGTACGAGATTTGACAATATTAGATTGGCTTGGTTAAATAGATTAGGTGCTTGGGATTATATGAACTTCAGAGGCAAATCAACAGAAAGCGTAGATATAGAAAAGCAATATAGAGAAGCAGTAGTAGGAACTTGGGATACATCTACTTTTAGTTATGAAAATTATGATGCAGGTAAAAAGGCATTATATGCAGATGCTAAAAGAAAACTCACTATAAATAGCGATTGGTTAAATCCTGATGAGGGTGCTTGGTTAGAAGAACTATTTACATCTACTAATGTTCAGATATTAGCAAGAGGCTCTATGGTGTACCCTGTTATAGTAACCAATAAAACATACACTAAAAAAACAAGCGTTAATAATAAAATTAAAATTCAATACACTATTAATTTAGAGTATTCAAACAAAATAAGAACAAATAACTAATGGATGTAAGATTAGTAGCTTATAAAAGGTCATCAATAGCAATAGCAGACCCTTATAATTTAACTCAATATGAGCTTGATTTAAAGGATAGCCCAAATGTTATTCTTAATTTTAATTGGTTAGATATAAAAAACCCTGACCAAAGAAAAGGAAGTTATTCCCAGACAGTAAAATTGCCTTTTACGGATAGAAATAATAAATTTTTTGAGAATTGGTTTGATGTTAATTTAGATACTTTGGTTTTTAATTCAAAGTATAAATTTAATATGGTGGTATATGTAGATAGTGTTCCACAAATGAAAGGCTACATCCAATTAAAACAAATATATTTAAATGCTCAATTATATGAAATAGTATTATTTGGTAATATAGGAAACTTTTTTTCTGATATTAAAGGAAAGAAATTAAAAAAGGCTTTTGAAAATAAGTTAGAAGTAGGTGCTGATGGAGAAGTTACCTATGTAATAGATGACCAATTAGACCACTATTTGAGTTGTAAAAACATTGTTGATAGTTGGACTACAGGCGTAACCACAATAAATAGTGTTGCAGATAAAGATGTAATGTACCCCATTATTGATTATGGACATACTACACTACCTTATTCAGATTCAATGTTTACTCCCCCATCTTATTTAGATAATATAGTGGGCTTTTCTTCTTGGACAGATATACTCAATGAGTATGGTATTTTGCAACCTGGTAATATGAAACCAGCAATTAGGCTTCGTAGATTAATTTACCTTATAGCACAGAAAGCAGGATATACTATTACAAGTTCATTTCTTGGTATAAATCAAAATGGAACATTTATTGGAGAATCTTGTACTCAAGGAGATGGTAGTGCAGGGTGTTACGATTCAAATGGGGATTGTGTAAGCTGTGGGGGTGTTACATATCCATACTTTGCCAGATTATTTATGACCCTTGCTGATGAACACGCAAAAACATATACTGAATATACAGGATTAAATTTTAGCGTTTCATATAATTCTACAGTTACACAGAATTTTTATGGTAATTATCAAGATATAACTACTTATTGGGTTTATAATACATTTAGCTTTTTCTGCAATACAATAAACTATGATGAGGCGAATTTATATAGCTATGTATTAGAGGATGTATATGTGCCTCAAGTTCCTGCGACAGTATCTTTTTATCAAAATTATATTACCATTCCATCTCCAGCTCAAGCAGAATTAATTGGAATTACAAATGGATATGTTTTAAATATACAATCAGATTTTGAGTTTCAATTTAATGGAACTACATCAGATGGTCAGACAGTAAACCAAGTAGAATTAACGATTAAATGGATTATTGATTATCCAGGAGTATATAACAACACAGTAATAGACCAAACAGAACAAATAGTTGGTGCTAATGAATGGCACAATCTATCTTTTAATGCTCCTGATGTTAGTGGTATTTCAGGGTGTACTCTATCTTGGAAGATTAGCGTAATGTGTCCTGAAATAAGTCCAGGCATTTCAGGTAATGACAACACAGATGTCTATTTAAGTTGTTTATTAAAAAACTTTACTATCCAATCAATAAATGGTGGTCAAACCTTTTTTGGTAATGGTGTAGAAAATGGTACTGTAGTAATGGCTCAAAATATGCCTGATATTACACAAGCTGATTTTATAAAAGATTTGATAAACAGATTTAATTTAGTAATAGTAAATGATAATGATAATCAATATAATCTAATCATAGAGCCTTATCAAGACTATATATCAGGTGGAACAACAAAATATTGGACAGATAAATTAGACTTATCTAAAGAGCAATTATTAAAACCTACTAATGAGCTTCAAAATAAATTTTTAATTTTTCAAGACCAACAAAATGATGATTATTTAAATAAAGGTTATTTTGAAAAATACGACAAAGTATATGGTGCTAATATAAGAGAAAATCTAAATGACTTTGTAAGTGGAGATTTTAATAATTTTAGTGTATTCACGCCCTTTATATCACAAATGTTACCTACAAGAAATGGTGATGGGGATATAGTTACAACAAATTATAATCCTTATGTTATTGCGAGTAAATACGGAATTAATGATAATGGAGAAAGATATGTATTAGACAAACAAAAACCAAGTTTATTCTATTATGGTGGAACTCCTAAGGAAGTAGATGGATATACTAATACTGAATTAGCACCAGACCTTCCTGTAGCGTTAGATTTTCATATATTATCTTCTGCCTTTGGCTTTCAGGATGAGGTTTGGACTTCTTACGCTACCGACCAAACAGGAGCTACAGATGGAAAATTCCCTATATGTAGTCAATATGACTTGGATGATGTTACGGATTCAGCAGGAATCACTTCAACTACTAAACAGCTATTATGGGGATGGGTAAGCCCAAGATTTATAGCACCCTCTTGGTCTGCTAATGCTTTTGGAGATAATACAACACAAAGGGGATATTTTCAAGAATATTGGGCAAGTTTTATAAATGAGGTATATAGTGATGAAGCAAGGATAATGGAGTGCTATTTGTATTTAACTCCTGATGATATAAGGGAGTTTGAGGCTAATGCTTTTAAAAACACATACTATATTAAAAACACTTTATGGAGAATATTAAGTATTGATGGGTATTTAACAGGTGGAAATAAAAGTACAAAAGTAACACTATTAAAAGTAGTTGAAAAATTGTCCTATGATTGTACAGCAGAGCCATCTACATTTAATTTAAATGGAACTATTACTTTTGTAGACCCCTCTAATCCAAGTGGTGGTGCTGTTACTATTACAAATACTTGTTGTGAAGAGTTAAATCCTGATTGGACTTTTGTGCAAACCAATGAAGCTACAGGAGTTGGTACTTGTTATTGGAATTTAACCATATCAATAACCAATCCAAGTGGAACAACTACTCCTGAAGATGTTTTTGGAGAGGTTGAAGATGTTCCATTTATGAGCATGTTACCTATGCCAAGCAATACGATTGCAAATAGAATAAATTTACCAGCATCTGAAAGAGGTTTATATGCAACAATATTTCTATCAGCTTTATCAGAGGACAATACAGCAGTAGAATTAAGAAATATGACACCTACTTCTCAAATGAAGCCACCTAATAATACTATGGCTTATATGAAAATGGATTTAATAGGAACAATAGCAGGTGCAGATAATGATACTAATGTAGGAGATTCAGGACATTTTCAGTATGATACAATAATAAAAAACATTGATGGTGTAATAGATTATGTAGGAGCAAGTGGGGGTATTGTTTTAAAAGCAAATAGAGATACTAATTTCCCTGCACCAACAATAAACATTACAGGTGTAAATGCAGACACTAATCTTTTAAAATTAACTATTACATCATCCTCTGCTGATTATAAAATTAAGTGGGTTGCGAAATTGGAGTTAATAATGCAAAGGATAGATAAATTTTCCTATATATCTGATTTTGCTATATTCCAAAATGATGACAGAATACTATTACAAAACGCAAATTTTTTAGAATGGAATTAAAAGAAATTAATATAGCAGCAAATATGATTCCTCTTGTTTTAAAGATAATTAGCCAACACGAATTTAAGGGCAAAGAATTTCATTTTGTTTATGGACAAGAAGAATACACAAAAGATTTTAAGAAAGTTAAAAAACAATTAAAAAGAGCATTAATATTATGATAGGTCAGAAATTTTTAGATTTAATATTTAGGGTAAAAGCTGAAAAAGCAAAGAAAGATATAGATGAGGTTGGTACAGGCTTAAAGAAAGTAGGTACAGGGGGTAAAATTGCAGCAGGTGGATTAAAAATGGTTGGTAGAGGTTTTCAGTTTGTGGGCAGGTCTATAAAGGCTGCAGGGATTGGCTTAATTGTTGCTTTAATGGCAAGTCTTACGCAGGTATTTACACAGAATCAGCAAGTAATGGATAAGTTTTCCAAGATGATGATAAAACTACAACCTATATTTAAGGGGTTAGGTGAGGTTATATCTGGTTTATTATCATACTTCCAAACTCTAATAGACTATGCCATACAAGCTATTAATTTTTTTGGAGATTTATTGGGATTGGGAACAATAAATATAAAGCAAAACAATGAATTTGCAGATACTTTGGTAAACCTACGAAATGAAGTGAAGTTAATGAACGCAGAGTTAGCCTTAACACAATTACAATACCAAAAAGAAGCAGAAATACAAAGACAATTAAGGGATGATACCTCACTAACAATAGATGAAAGAATAAAGGCAAATGAAAGATTAGGAGAAGTATTAAAAGAGCAGATGGAAGTAGAAACAGAGGCTGCTGAAAAGGCATTGGAATTAGCCGAGAAAGAGCTTTGGTTAGATTCAGACAATATAGACAAGCAGGTTGCTTTAACAGATGCTAAAGTAAAACTCGCTGAAATTGATGAAAGGATAACAAGTCAGAGGTCAGAACAATTAACAAACTTAAACTCTTTAGAGCAAGAACGGATAGATTTACAGAAAACAGCAGATGAAGAAAGAGCATCACAATTAGAAAAACTTTTAAAATTACAGAACAAAGATTTAGATATAAAAGAGGATATAAAAGGGTCTATAAATGAACAGCTTGATGCTGCCAAAGATGCTCATTTGCAAATTATGTCAATGCTTAAAAAAGAACTTTCAGCAAAACTATTAATTATTGAACAAGAACAAAAGGCAAGACAAGAATCCCTAACGGATAGGATATGGAATTTACACAATGAGTTAGATGAATTATTTAAGAAAGGTAGACAAGAAATGTATCCTGATTATATTCAAGAACAAGTAAATGTAACTATAGCAGAAATAGAGAGGCTGGAATCTGAATCCGATGAAATAAGGTCAGATTATAAAAAACATAGGGCTGATACAATGAATGAATTTAATCGTTTAATGAATGACCAAACTAAAGGTTTTAACCAAACTCAAGAAGATTTAGTATTACAAGCAGAGAAAAAGTTGGATGAGCATTTTGAAACAGCTAAACAAAAAGAGATTAGAGAAACGAAAGAGAAGTATGATGAGCTATATGGATTGGCAGAAAATAGTTTTTTTGATACTATGCGATTAAGGATAGAAGAAGCAGAAACTTTAAAGGCAATAGATGAAAAGTATGAGAATGAAAGACTTGCAGGTGTAAGGAAGTTTTATGCTCGTATGACGGAGTTTGGAAAGAAACAAGCAAAGATAGAAATACAAAGAGAAGAAGGGGTTAGAAAAAAGAAAATGGAACTTGCTCAACAGGCTTTGGATTTAGGAATGTCTTTAGCAGAAGAGGGTACGGCTGCTCAAAAATCATTAGCAATGGCATCTACAATTATGTCCACTTATGCAGGTGCTACACAAGCCTTTGATGACCCTTTAATGCCTACTCCACTTAAATTTGTTCAAGCAAGTTTAATTATAGCTGCTGGTATTAAAAATTTAGCTGAAATCGCTAAAACTAAAGTACCTGGAGATTCAGATTTACAAGGTAAGATAGATGATAAAATGTCTTTAGGTGGAGATATGTCAGGGGATGTTCCAGGTGGAATAGTTGGACAATTAGGCGATATTGATTCCCCACCAATACAAGCGTATGTAGTAGAATCAGATATTAGTACAGCTCAAACACTACAGGGAGAGATTAATACACAGGCGACCCTGTAAACAAAATATTAACTTTTAATATATAATAATACAATGGCAGAAAAAAAAGTAAAAAGATTAGTAGAACTAATCATAGATGAAGAATCAGAAAGGTTTGGAGTAGAGGCAATCAGCCTCGTTGAATTTCCTGCGATAGAGGAAAACTGGGTATTCTTCAATAAAGACAATTTCCTATCGTTAGCAAAATTAGATGAAGAAAAGAAAACCCTCGTGGGTGCTGTTCTCATTCCTGAAAAAGAAATACCAAGATTTGACCAAGAAGAAAATGAAGAGTATGTAGTGTATTTTAGTAAAGAAACTATTAAACAAGCACAGGAGTTATTTATGAGCAGTTTAAGAAACAATAGTGCTACTTACGAGCATAAGCTACCTATTGATGGATTAAGTGTTGTAGAGAGCTGGATTAAGGAAGATGAAAAATATGACAAATCCTCACAATTTGGGTTTGAGAAAATGCCTACAGGAACTTGGT